GCCCCTTTGATAAAAGCAGCTTATGATGAGGCTATGAAATCAGCATTAGGACCATTAGTTAATGCTGCTAAAACTTCTATGGATAAAGACTTAAATGAGTTAATGCTTAAAAATGAAGAACATAGATTAGCTAAAGAAAAAGGTTATACAACAAAACAAGCTGCAGTATCAGCAAGAAATGCAAGTTTTGACCCACTTAAAACAGGAAGATATGGTGCAGGATTAAGAGCAACATTTTTGTTTGCAAACCCTGCTATACAAGGTACTAGAATTTTATATAGAGGTTTACTAAGAAATCCAAAAAAATTCGGTTTATTAATGGGCTCTCTTTATGGAATAAACTCTGTACTACATTTTTTTAACTCTTCTGTTGATGAAAACTATAGAGAAAAACTGCAAACACAAACTGGTGGAAATTATATTTTAAACAAAAACCTAGTTGTAGTTTATGGCAAAAACGAAGATGGAACATTAAATTACGTTAATATGCCTGTATCATATCCTGTTATTCCTCTTAAAGTTGCAGCAGATGTAGCAGCTAGAGCATCTTTTGGAGATGTTAACCTTGAAGAAACTCCTGGTGCAGTTTCAGACATTCTAGAAGAAACTATATCTGCTTATAATCCTACAGGTGGTAGCCCAATTCCTACCCCATTGAGACCAATTTGGGAACTTGCAATGAATGAAGATGGTCTTGGCAGACCAATAAGACCTGAATTATTAGGGCAAAATATAATGCACTCATCAGATAACGTGTTTGATTTTACAGCAAATACCTATGGTGGAGAATTAGCTATGTCATTAGCTGACACTTTAAGAATTAATTATGGGCAAGACACATCACCAGAAAATATTATGTACCTGTATGAACTTGCTACTGGAGGTCCAGGAAGATCAATAGAACAAATAGCTACTGTGGTTTCTAAACTTTATAAAGGAGAAAAACTAGAAAAAAGAGACCTGCCCCTTGTTAGAAGATTTATAGGTGAAAGTGCAGAAAATAAGGTAGAACTTAGAAACAAAGAAACTTTAAATATACTCGAAAGAATAAGAAAAGACGCAGGATCTGATTCTGCTATTAACAGAAGAATTGGAAGAACGATATCTAAGAAAGTATTAGAAGCTCCATTACAAGAAAGAATGAATGTTCTAACACAAGAACTTACAAAAAATTCAGATAAGATAAATAAAAATGTTTTAGATAAAATTAAAGACGAATTAGAAAACGATGCACTAGGCATTACTAATACAGAAAAAAGAATTAAAAGTCTTCCAATAAAATTTAGGTCTAAGTTCATAATAGAAGAACTCAAAAGACAAGACTTAAAAGATATTGATAGTTACCTAAACAATTTAAAAAGAAAAAAAATATTAACAAAAGAAACTTATAAAGAACTTTTAAAAGATCCAGAATTTAGGAGATTATTTTTAGTACAATGATACCTTTTGAAGTCATAACAATGCTTGGCTCTAGTTTGTTTACTGGGCTACTTTCTATATGGTCACAGAAATCTAAAGACGCAGCAGATCAACAAAAGTATCTTATGCAAAGAGCAGAGATAAATCGTGCATCAGTAGAAGATGCAAGAAAAGATAACAGTCAATATCAATCTACAACAAGAAGATGGATGGCATTATTAGCTGTGTTCTTTATTATCTGTCTACCTAAACTAGCAGTATTCTTAGACCCCTCAGTACAAGTACACCTTATGTATCTTGAACAAGTTAAAGAGGGTTGGTGGATATTTGGCAGTATCGAAGAAGTTACAACATTTCAAGGAATATCAGGTGTAGTTATTACTACAGCAGACACGCATTTTTTAGCAGCGATATCAGGATTCTATTTCGGTTCTGCTGCAACAAGGAGATAACATGGTAGCTAAAAGATATCAAAGCAAAACTGGTGGATTAAACGAAGCAGGAAGAAAATATTTTAAACGTACTACAGGTGCTAATTTAAAAAGACCTGTAACAGGTAAGGTAAAGCCAGGATCAAAAGCAGCAGGAAGACGTGCAAGTTTTTGTGCAAGAATGTCTGGTGTCAAAGGTCCTATGAAAGACTCTAAAGGTAGACCAACTCGTAAAGCACTAGCACTTCGTAAGTGGAAGTGTCGTGGATAGAATTTATTTAGCACTAGTTATAATAGTTGTATTAATACTAGGTTACGCAATAGAAGATGCTGTATCAGATACTACATCATCAGGTGCAACAACAAATAATCAGACAAACGCTTCAGGCAGTAATACATCTATATCAGGTGGTTATTCGCAAGAGACAACAAATAACTATACTGGTGGACAAACTAATACAACCACTAATTCTACAACTAATAATTCTAATCAAGAGACTGCTGTTAATTCTGCAACAGCACCTGCTATGTCAGTATATGGTCAAGACAGTTGTGTAATACCCCTTTCTATTGGCATGACTGTTATTGGCTTTAGCACATCTATGGGTACTTATTATCATGACATGGAATGTGAACGCAGAAAGAAAGCTAAACTACTTAATGGTTTAGGGATGAAAGTCGCAGCAATATCATTGATGTGCCAAGACAAAGCTGTATGGAAATCTATGATGAATGCAGGTACACCATGTCCTATAGATGGATTGATTGGTGAACAAGCTAAACAACGATGGGAAGAACTAGGTAATGAAAAAGTTTTTGATACTGTTAATGCTACCTCTAGTGGCAAATTCAGACACCACAGAAAATCTCCTTAATCAAGATTTCAGCACATGGTCTGGAACAAATACAGCTAGACATGGCAACAACGTAGTTGCAGGTGTTCATGGGCAATACGTAGAATCTACTATATCACTTAACAAGGATGCAGGTTTATCTAAAGAAGTTATTAATAATGGATTTACATCTACACTAGGTGCAGATATTTGGTTCTGGAATAGCTACGATCAAAGTGTAGTTATGACACAAACCCTAGTAGATGATAATGGTAATGTAACAACACAGTCTAGGACTATAGATAGACAAGATGGATACTTTAAAACCTATACAGATTCTATCTATATAGACTCTTTTACCCAACAAGATTATAGTATTTCTGCCAAATTTTCGTTTTTTGAGGAATCTAACTCTCCATATCACTATGCTGCAGACTTAAAAAATCCTACGTTATATATTGAATATGATCCTGTAGTTATAGATGCAACAACACAAAATCAAATTGCAGAGATATACGAAGATATAGTTGAAGTAACATTCGAACCTGACTTCGAAGTTTCTTCGTACAATGAACCTATATTAAATGAAGTTATCATCGAAGAAAACTTTGTAGAAACATTCGAAGAACCTACAGTTGAAGAACAATTTATAGAAGATACAATAGTCTTATCTAACGAAGTTATAGAGGAAGAAATCTATGAAGAAGAAGTTGTCGAAGAAACAGAAAGAGATACGAGAGTGGGTGAAGATACAGGAGGAGCTGTCGAAACAGAACCAACAAGAATATCTGAAAGCACACAAGACGACAGTAGGGGTGTTGAAACCGAACTAACTATAGAAGAAATATCTATAAAGGTAGCAGAAAAGATAAAAACAATAGATGGTCAGCTTAAAGCAGTACAAATACTAACTGCTAAAGCTATGCAAAAACCAAGTAAAATCAATAAATATACACAAGTAAACTCAGACATATTTATACAACCAGAATTACAAAGTATTGATATAGGTACATATACAAACAATACTTATGTTGATATTAGAAACATTTATTCAAATCAATCTTATGAGGACAGACTATGGATTTCAAGACAATAGCAGGAATATTAGGGCTAGTTATTACATTAGGTGGTTTGTTTGTACAGGTAGGACAGATTTTAAACAGATTAGAGGTGGTTGAAGCAAGATCAGTACCTAATATCGCCCCACTAGAAAAAGAATTATCAATACTTAGAACAGAATTAGAGGGCTTAAAAGCTAGAAATAGTAATCCTTTAATGCGATGATAAAGATAATTAAGTTCTTATTAAGTAAGGTAAGAACGAAATATCTAAGACCTGAACTATCAGTCTTAGAATTTATACTTATATTGGTTATGTCATATTACATCACTAGATGGATATATGCTTAAACTAATAGGAGATAACTATGAGTGCAAATATTCCCTACACAAAAAGGGAAATGCAAATCATCAAAGCAATCCATGCGATAGACCCAGGGGCAGAAATCAGCATAAAGTCAAGGATTAATAATAGACTTGATTATAAATATGGTGGTATAGTGTTCTTAAACTGTGAAGCAATAACTTGGGATGAAGTTATGGATAAGATTGATGAAGAAGAAAGAAGACCTTATTAATCGACCAAGTCATTATACTAAAGGTATAGAGACAATCGAATACATAAGATCATGGGATATGGATTATGTTCGTGGGAACATCGTGAAATACGTTACCCGATTCCCTTATAAAGGCACACCTATACAAGACTTAGAGAAAGCTAAGTGGTATCTCGAATATTTAATCAAACAGGAAAAAAACAAATGACCATACATAACAATGGTGGCAACCTTAGTAGGGTTGGTATCATACAAAGAGATGACGATGGCAATGCTTTGCGTTGTCCTCATTGTAAGTCTGAGCATTTAATTAAGAATGGACATGATGGTACTGAAAGGAAAGTAAGAAGATGGAAGTGTAAGACTTGTGGAAAGAAAACATGTCATCCAGAAGTAATGAAAAACTATGAACTAGAAGAAAGAACAGAAACAGATTGGACTACAGAAGAACTAATTGATGCAAGAACGGAAGTCTTTAAAAGAAAAGATGCCAGAGAAAGAAAAGATAAATTTATAAACATAAAAATAAAAGACCCAAAACCTATAGGTCTTTACATACAAGGCGACCCTCATGTTGATGATGATGGTTGTGATTGGATATCACTTAGAAACCACATAGATATCGTTAATAAGACAGATGGCATGTATGCTTGTTCTGTTGGTGACTTGTCTAATAATTGGGCAAGACGTGGTAAGTTAGCAGGATTATGGGCAGACCAAACGACCAATGGCGAACAACAATGGCAGTTAGTAGAATGGTTAGTTAATGCAACACCTTATATATTTATCGTTGCAGGTAACCATGATATGTGGGCTATGGAGGGCGATCCGATTAAATGGATGTGCAAACCATTGAAGTCTGTATATTCAGAACATAACGCAAGACTTAAAATCAAATTACCTAAACACGAAATAAAGGTAAATTGTTCTCATAACTTCAGAGGACATTCTATGTACAATACGGCTCATGGTATTGTTAAACACGCATTGTTCAATGCAAGAGACCACTTACTGATAGCAGGTCATACTCATGTATCAGGATATAGTCCTATCAAAGATGCAAATGGAGAAGGGAAAATAATGCATTGTGTGCAAGTTGGCTCGTATAAGAAGTACGACAACTTTGCAAGACAACTTAACTTGCCATGCAAAATGATGTCAGCTTGTGCTGTTGCTGTATTTAATACTGAACTCACAGAAGATCATCCAGACTTTATTAAAATATTTTGGGAAGTACAAGAGGGTGCTGATTATCTTAATTATTTAAGAAGTAAGAAATGAAACCAAAACTAGTAGTCATTAATTGGGAAGATGCAATCACCCCAACATCTGGGTGGACAAATATAAAAGAATTAGAAAATACATTAGCTGACTGTATATCAATCGGATTAGTCGTTGAAGAAAACGACAAAACTATAACTCTTGTTAGTCACATCTCAGGATCTGATACACAAGTAGATATAGATGGGAGTCTCGTATTGGATAAGTCTTGGATTAAATATAGAAAAGACTTACCTTTACCTAAAGAGACAATTAATAAATTAAAGATATGGTTATTGGAGAACGCAGATGCCCAAAAAGATAAGTAAAGAAGACGAACAAAAATTTATAGATTATTACCTAGAGGGAGAGACAGCAGGTAATGCAACACAATCAGCAAAGAAAGCAGGATGGACATCCAATCCAACACAAATGGGTTCATATCTCAAAAAGAAATATGCTCATGAAATCAGAGAGAAGAACGAAGACAGAATCACATCAACATCTGGACTAGCTATTACAGTCCTACAAGACTTACTTAGATCAGAACAAGATGCAGTTAGATTAAATACAGCAAAATTAGTTTTAGAGATGGGTGGTTTTAGTTCTCAGAATATAAATCTAAATGTAGATAAAGCACAAAGTAAAACTGATGCTGAGTTAATTGAAGAACTACAAGGTCTAGTTAGCAAGATTCCTGCTCTAAAACCTAAGTTAGCTATGATTCAGGACAATACAGAGGAAGAATCAGGCGACACCCCTGAAAAGGACTCTACAATGGACGAGAACAGACTTACACATTAGTAGGTTATAATCGTACCAGACACCTCATTTAAATTGGATTATGGCGATTCTAGGGCTACTTTTTTTACAAGTTTTGGCTATATATGATACCAGAACCTAAAATTGCCAATCCAACTCCATTCACAAAAGAAATCGGATGATCTTTAGTTTTGATTCCGACAACCAACCAACCTAGCACACCTAAAAACTGCACATAAAGATTCATTGGATAGAAATTAAAAGATGTTAAGACTAACCCACAAGAGAGGATGAGTGAGCTAGTCCATTTTAATTTGTTCAAGCGTTTTCTCTGTATCTACTATGACTGGTGTTGATTCGCCAACATACGCACCTGTAATATTATAAGCAATATAATCTAAGGCATCTTCTTCAGACATGTCTTGTTTAAGCACATCTACTATCTTCCAAAGATCATAAACTAATCTTGGTTGGATTCCCTCTTGCACTCCGATAATTGCATCATCAAAGCCATCTATTTTTAAAATATCACTCATCACCAATCTTAGCTAGTCCATTTCAGTTTATTTAATTGGATAAGGATACCCTTGTCTCTTTACTCCCTTTACACCTCTTAAAGTATAAGCATCTTTTTTGCCGTTATATTTAAGTTTTTTAGGGGTTATTTTATTTTTATTTGCTTTGCATGATTTTTTCATTATTCATCTCCTATTTTAGCTAGAGCATTAATCTCAATGTTCTTTACAAACTCTAATAGTTCCATGTAAGGTTTTTTAAATTCCATATAATCTTTTTTATCCATACCTAAAAACTCTGGTCGATTATCATCATCATAAATGAATTGTCCTGTACCCTCACAATGATAGCACTTGTCTATACTGTTCTTAGATTTCACTACACCTCTGCCTTGACAGAAAGGGCAGACAGTCATAATAACTTCTCTCAATGATAAGTTGATAAAGTTTCTAATTAGATATTTATCCCCTCTTATTTCTTTTGGGTTTATGTGTTTGAAGAATATTCCACAAACATCCTCGTAGATATCATCGAATACCAATGATCTCGCATAGTTGTTGTCTGTGTATTTCGCCATGAGAAAATCGTATTCTCTGTTGTCCAATCCCCTAGTTCCTAAAAAGTGTGAAATATCTTCAGATGTTATTGCATCGTGATTACCACTAGAGAGTTCATAGTTCATAGACTTTGCAGTCAGAAGTGATAGTAGGTCAGCTTTCACGTTTCTTACCTATCTTTTTCCTCTCTTGTTCTACCTTTGTGCCTATTGATTTCAAATAGTCATCACCATGTAGTTTGTATTGCTCTATCATATAGTATTGTAGATTAGGATTCAAACCCCAAGGGAAATGAGTGTCGCCAATTCCATTAGACTTTGGCTCTGCATCCTCTATTTTATACAGTATTCTAACGTCTTCATCAGACCATCTCTTAGTTCCATCTACGTTTTTACATTCTAAATCAAATGCTTTAGCATCGAGTCGTGTTAAAAACCAACCCATTATATTCTCCAAATTCTATATCTATCGGTTGATAATTTTCTAAAACTTAGTGCAACCTTTTTCTTCCATGCATGTTTTCTAACAGAATTAACGATTTTGTAGTTGTCTACTACAAATGAATCTCCCTTATCCATATCCAAGAAAGCATCAACATATTCTTTATACTTACAAGGTCTACCATTGTTTACTATCGGTATATTTTTCTCAATTTTTATCATTAATAATTAACCTCTCACTTTCAATTAATGTTCTCATTGTTTTGACATATGCCTCAGTCCACATGTCTCTACGTTCTTGTTTGCTTAGATTCTTGCCATTATCCATTTCATAATGACACCTGTGGCAAAGAGCAACAACAAGGGAATCAGGTGCTTTTAAACCTATTCCCTTACCATGCTTAGATTGGTTTGAGTGACAGGCACATACAGTCCCATCACTCGCACCACAATGCTGACAATCTAGTTCTCGCATTAGTTCTAATAGTTTTTTATTTCGATACATAGTTAAATATAAAACACATCATATGGTTTTATTTTTTTTCTAGGCACTCTTATTTCTATTCTCTTATCACTTTTTTCAAACTCTTCTGGGTAAAATTCCAACATAAACATAGCTAAATATTGTATGTTTCTTTTACCCATGTTGTACATATTCTTTAAAATATAGTTACTAGAATGACTAAAAAAGAAGTCTTTCATCTCCCCAATTGTCTCTAAGTTTTGTTGATAAAATGCATTAATAATACTAATAGATAAAAAATCATAGAGTTTTAGTTCAAATAAAAACATTTCGTCTCTTTGCTTTGGAGTTAAAGTAGACCATTTGACCTTGAAATACTCATAGTTCATAGTCTTTGTATAACTTATATTACCTTTGTGCCATGGAGCTTGTATTTGATCAAAAATCTCATGCATTTTTTGTTCTTCTGCTATCTTTCTTCTTTTGGCAGGTTTCATTACAACACCAATGACCAAAAGATACTAATAGCTGATACAAATATAACTGCTTTAACTACATCAGGTAGTTGATTACAAATCTCTGTGATCTTGTCTATCATCTTTTTTACCCTCCATCATTTGATACATTCTTTCCATTTCACCATCTATGCTTTGTTCAACATGCTCAATAGATGTATCACAATGTGATATAACACCATCTAATACAACGTGCATAGTTTCATAAACAGTTCCCTCTTGACTGCCTGTTTTGTCTAGCTTTTCACAATATGACTTTACATGTTTAAATGCTTTTGCCATTCCTCTTAGTTCATCTATACTCATTGTTTTCCTCCCATTTATTTAATTGATTTAGAACATTTAACTGTTCTTCTTGTCTTTTACCATGTGTTTTACCTCTAAGTAAAGGATTATCTTCTTGTATCTTTCTTCTGGCTCTTGTAACCGATTCAGGTTTAGCAAGATATCCAAGTCGCATAACATCAAGAAAATCCCTCGATCCTACATAGTCTTTTTGTTTGAGTTGTACATCCCAAACTAGAGATATCAACAACGTGTCATTATCTCTAGTCATAGGGGAACGATTTAATAACTCAAAAACTATATCTTTGTATTTTAGTATATTCATACCCTCTCCTATTGTTTACCCTTGTTTTTTCTTTAATTCAGCTTTCCACCAATCAGGATATTGTCCTGTTTTTTCCTTGATAGAGTTTGCTCTATGTTCAAATCCAGATATTTTCCCATTGATTACATCTTCATAATATCTAACTTTTTCCATAATTGACTTGATTAAATCATACTGTGATACAGCATTTTCGTAGGGTAAACACCCAATTTGATGTTCACGAGCATCATATACAGCATCTTCTGAACTATCAGCTACTTCTTTAACGACTTTTAGTTCGAGTTTTTTTATGTAGTCTATTAACTCATTTAGATACATATTTTCTGCTTCAGATTTAGCTAACATATTTCTTAGCTCATTACTTTCTTTAACTATTTCAGCTTTTGTTTTCATTTTAGTCTCCAATATTAATTAACCTAACTCACCATAGAGTTTTTTCTCGCCTCTTAGGTTTGCTGACTTTGTTCTAAACAAATTACAGCTTTCTAAGATGCTCGAAATCGTGTGTCTAAGTGCTATGTATTTTTGCTTTTGTTCTTTAATCAAAGGAATGTATTTGACTACATCTTTGTGTGTTTCAGCAATAGCTTCTCTTTCTTTAATTGTTAATCCTTGTTGTTTGGTTTCCAGAAATACAGTAGCTTTAGTGGTCTTTTGCATAGCCACAAGATACTCATATTCACCCTCAGCAATGCCAAGTTCTTTACCCTTTTCTCTTAATTCAATAATTGCTTGTTCTAGCTCAGTATCATGTAGTCTAATCATTTCTTCTCCAATAGTGTTTTCTTAGCTGTAGGTGGTAGATTTTGTATCTTTTCTACTGATTTCTTGTTCATGTATAGATCAATAAATGTTCTCTTTTTAAACTCTAATTCCTTAGAAGTTAAGCGATTCAAGGATAACCCACCCATTCTTTCATATATTTCTACTGCTAATTTATCATCAACAGTCTTTCTGTCAAAGAATTTCTGCCAAGTTTCTTCTAATTGTGAATTATCCTGTGATAAATACTTCATAATATCTGATATCTCTGGTCTCCACCTGCCACGTTCAACGCTTTTAGTGTGTTCATGTAGACATCTGACTAGACTTTCTATGTCATATTCTTTAAAAGCCAAGTACCAAAACCTTTTCTGATCGTTGTTTAATTTAGGTTGATTTGGATATAAATTATCCATCATTTGATAAAATCTTGTTAAATCTTCATTCTCCATTGTACATTTGCCTCTTTTCGTGATATTAATAAAATTTTTCTTTACAAGTATTTAATTACTTGTTTCTTTGTTTTGTTTTTGTTTGTTTTTATTACAAACCTAAATAAAACCACTTACTGATAATAATACTATCATATATTGTTTACAATAGTACTAATATTTCATATAATTGTCTCTATATAGTAAATGGAGAATAATATGAGTAAAGATAATTCAAGAAGTGAGTTTGCTGATAAGTACAATCTTAAAAAACCTAAGAGCAAAGATGATCGTGATGCTGATTTTTGGTTTCACCAACAAAGTCGTAATTGGATCATTTTACATTCAGCTTTAGAGAAAGTAGCAGGAATCGAGGGAATAACCTGTAAATTTCATGATGTAGAAAGCAGATATGATGTGTGTGTAGCAATCAAATGTATTGCCACTAAAGGCGATATGGTCATAGAGACTTATGGGGAAGCAAGTCCTCAAAACTGTATGTCTAAGTATTACTATGCAATGGCAGAGAAAAGAGGGTTTGATCGTGCAGTCCTTAAGATTCTTAATGTGTATGATTTGTTTTATTCAGACGCAGAAATCGAGCCAACACCTAAACCTGTTAGCAAGAAAACCAAATCAGAACAAGACTTAGACAATGCGTAAGTATTACAACCTATCATCTAGCCAATTTATTGACTATTTGGGGTTTAACAAATACATTAAGGGTAAAGGCAGTCATGGTAAGCGAAATACACGACTTCAAATGGATATTTTGGGTGAAAAACCTGAAATGTCTGACTTTGCCAAGCCCTTTGCCGAGTATGGTCGAAATAATGAAATAAATGCCCTTAAATCGTATGCTGATTTTAGAGGTAAAAAAGGTAAAGACTTTTATTTTATCTTAGATAACCAAAAATCCTTTGAATTGCATGATTTTGCACAAACAGAGAAAGGAATAGTCAGTCTGTCATCAACACCAGATGGCATAACTGACTGTTTTAAAGTTGTTGTAGAATGTAAGGCAGGTAAGTTAGGAAAGGATATCTATACCTTAGATGAAATAAAATCTAAGTATACAACCCAGATATTCGGTCAACAGTATGTACTAGATCGGTTGGGGTATGCACCAGAGAAGACACACTTTATTAATTGGTGTCCACACAAATTCCAAGTCTATGAAATCGAGAGAAACCTAGAATATGAGGAATATCTTGAACAAAGACTTATGGAATATGCTTTTGCTTTGTTATCAGAGCAAGAGTTTACAGAAAAAACACAAGAATTTGTTGTAGATGACAAATTATTTAACTTAATACACGAGGTAGACAATGGCACAGAATGATAAGCAATTTAGTGAGGGTTTGTATTTTAGCGAATCAGACCAACAGTTTATTCACATGAAGATAGGGATAAACAAGAAACAGTTAGCAGTATTTTTAAAACGTGAGCTAGGCAATCCAAACGAATGGATAAATATAGATGTTAAGAAAGCCAAGAATGGTAAATTATATGGCGAGATCAACACATACAACCCAAAAGACAAGCTGGGTAGCCAAGATAAGAAAAATATTAATGATATTGAGGCAATATTTAACGACAAAACAGACGTACCATTCTAGGAGAGAAATATGGAAAAAAAACAATCATGGGCTCAGAAAAATCCACAAAGGATAAAGGAACACAAGAAACGATATTATGAAAAAAATTTGAGTGCTTGTCGCAGAAGATCAAAAGCTCAAAATTTGAGGGGTAAACTCAGTTATTTATCCTTGACCGATGCTCAAAAGAAGAAGATTGATGCTGAAGTAGAAAAAATACTTGCATCAGATATATGATAATGTTTATAATGGTTATAGTTTAGTTAGAGGGTAACTAAACGAGATGTTATAAGGTAGATAGTTGTTAGATGGTTGGTGATTCTTAGTCCTTGAAAGCCAACATAAAGACTACCAAGATGGCTATGTATGGAGCAAAACTAACACCTATCTACCAGAGAGGATAAGTAAATGAGTGAACATAAAATATCAGTAGCATGTAGGATAAATGAGTTAAGCGAAGAAGATCAATTAGTCATTGTAAGACTAGTTAATCATTTAGCTAGTATGCCTTATGAGTATCAAGAAAATGCCATAGCAAGAATAAAAGATATTTCTGAGGAAAATCCATACCAAGATGATATACCAGGTTTCAAAAAACTGCCGATAACATCAGAGGGAGAGGACTTTGATATAAACAAATACTTCGAACAATGTATAAAAAATTGGAGTAGACATGGGTAAAGGAGATACAAGAAGAAAATCGCAAGTACCAGAAGAACAAGTGAAGAGTAATTGGGATAGAATATTTAACAAGAGAGAGGAAAAAATGAGCAAACAATACATATATGAAGCAAGTGAACAAACTGTTGATGTTAGATCGTGGACTATTAAAAGCGACAGACAACTAACAGAAGATGAAGTAACAGATATTTATCAAGATTCACAGATAGATGATGTGGGAGAAGAACAAGAATATTCAACAGGCATAACAGTAACTTATGAGGGTACTGAATATGGCGATGATGCCATACCTGATATTCAAGGTGATTTTAAAGAAGAGGATTAGTTTCATATAACGCAAGGGCATGGATGCCCACTCAATCCTAGTCGTTCACTCATTCAATCCTAGTCGTTCATTCAATCAGTCAATCCTAGTCGTTCTTATTCAATCCAAGAAGTAAAGCGATCTAATTCAATCTATCTAGCATAATTCAATCTAAAAATCTTTGGAATTAAATAATATTAATTAAATTCATGAGATAAAAATAAACTTGTATATATGATATATATGACTATAATTAAGGGTAACTAATAAACATAAGAGGGTTATATATGAAAACAGATAATAAAAAATTAACTCAAAAACAGTTAATGTATAAATTTGTAAAAGAACATGGTGATAATTTAAAATCAATTTTTGATATTGATATAGATAGTATTGATTTATGTAGCAAATTATTTAGATTAGAGAATAAAGCACATGAATTTACCACTAATCATTGCAATATAGGGTATTCTGATGATGAAGTTGATTCATTTGAAGACGAAATATTATCTAAAGTATCAAGTCTATTAAATTGTGATAAAGATATTATGTTTCTAAATGGTGATGCTAGAGGGTATGCTTTGAAATTTACTAGTGAATTTAGTAAAGATAAAGATATACATAAAGATTGGGGTGGCTATGGAATAATAGCACCAGATTATAGCAATATATCATGACTATATTAGACATAATAAAAGAGTTTATCGGTGCAATTATTGGAACATGTATATTATATTTTTTAATGATTGCACTTGTCCAGATAGATATATTATTAAACTTTTAAGAGGTAAAAAGATGACAAAAAACATTAAATTATTCTTAGATTATTTAAATAATTTTTTAACTGTTTCGGCATTTGCTGATTATTATGGTTTTAGTATAAAAAAAGCCAATAAAATCATCAGAATAGGCAGAAAAGAACATAATAAACATATAGAGGGCTAAACAATGAATAAATACTTATTTTTAGACATTTATAATGGTGATTTATACAGCGATAGTTATGCGAAACTAATTAAATCAAAAAACATAAAAGAAATGACAGAATATGCAGTCAATCAACTTCCCGACAAAGCTTATGATGTTAAATTAAATTTTGATTTATTCGGAAAAGATAACAATTGTTTTGAAATTACTTATAATTATTATGATGATGATTCTGGAATAATTGTCTGTTATGAGTGGGAATTAGTAAAGAATCAAAGAATGTTAGTTATCGAGCCGACAGTCTGCAATCATTTTTTTCATAACACTTGGGAGAATACCATATTAGATTATGCGAGAGAATCCGAGCAAACAAAACAAGATAACTTATCAGATTCAGAAATCATTAGTAGTCTAAATGGATTACCTGTTATGCATTCAAATGAAGATTTTTCAGATAATGTTGATTTTATGATTTATGATTTAAATAATTATAAAGATAGTGAAATTCAAATCTTAGCTGATAAGAAACTCATGGAATAAAATAGATCCACAGAAAAAATATTAAAGGCAGTCTTTAAACTGCCTTTTTTATTGCATGAGCTATATTTATCATATATATTTATATTAATTAATAAATAGAGGGCTTTATTATGAAAATGCACAAAGAAATAACATTTATATATCCATTAGAAAAATGCAAGATAGTCTATAATTTTAAGGATAGATTTGATTTTTATATATGTGATGATAATGGAACGTATGAATACGACCATAGCTTCAATATAGGCATACATTATGCCTTTATAAAAGATATTCATAAAATAGCCGAGAATATCGCAAATGAGTACGTGTTAAATGATGACAAGTATAAAAACAAATCATTTATAACTAATAATCATGGTTATAGACTAATTACTAACAGATACTAAACATCATCATATAATCATATTAGAGCCACTTAATCGTGGCTCTTTTATTGTCTTTTTCTTTTGTGTATCAAATAACAAATATCAGCTAAATTAAGGTAGTTTTTCAGACTATGAGAAATCGCCGAAAGTCAACAAATACATGGCTATGCTATAGAACAATATATATAAGGGTATAAGAAGATATTTAATTAATGGTTATTTGTTTTTAACTAGGTTTTAGGTTGGTCCATACTTAGAGAATAAACTATCCTATTCGTACACTATACTCTCAAAATAAATCTAATTAATAATCTGATACCTACCTATCAAATATTATTTATCTATTCATAAAACGCAATACAGAAGCTTATAAAGGTATGTATGAACATGCCTAATGATGTGTATTTAAGAGAATGATTGATTATTTATTAGAATTCCAGAACATAGGCAACCCCCCATAGGCAGACGTTATAATATATATAGTCCCCTCCATATTCTCTTGGGTAAATATAAGTGTATATACGATATGTTGAATATAGATCACAGATGTAATACAATGACATTGTTTGGTTTAGCTACCAAGCTACAATTCTCTGGTTGGGGTAAAGCCACTTGCCCCAACTAAACACAAGATGTGCTAATTCAATCTAACAAAAACACAAGATATGGTTGTAATTGGAAAAAAAATCATTACAATAGGGGGTGGATAACTATGTCTACAGATACACAAAGAATAGATGAGATCATATCCACTCTTAAGACTCGCCAACAGACCAATAGATTAAACTACTACCAACCTTATCAGTTTCAGCAAAGATTCCATGATAGTGGCAAAGAAGCTAATCAAAGGTTGTTGATGGCTGCAAACAGGGTGGGAAAGTCCTATGTAGGGGCTATGGAGATGTCTATCCATTTGACTGGCGAATACCCTAGTTGGTGGAAAGGAAAACGCTTTAAAGAACCAATTAAGGCATGGGTATGTGGTGCTAGTAATGAAACCACACGTGATATCTGTCAAAAAGAATTATTTGGGCAACCAGACAACCCAAGAGATAAAGGGAAAGGAAGTATTCCTAAACATCTCATTGGTGAAACTACAAGGAAACCTGGAGTACCAAACGCACACTCGTCAGTCCTTGTTAAACATAAAAGCGGTGGGTGGTCTCGTGTTGCCTTTAAAGCATATGAAATGGGTGCTGAAAAATTTATGGGGGAGAGTATTGATCTAGTATGGCTAGATGAAGAACCACCTCAAGATATATACTCACAATGTATCACTCGTACCCTAGACAAGCAAGGACAAGTCTATATGACATTTACCCCAGAATCAGGCATGACTGAGGTAGTACAGAATTTTACGTCAGAATTAAAGTCTAAACAGGCATTGATTACGGCAGGTTGGGAAGATGCAGACCATCTAACTGACGACATGAAAGAGCAGATTTTACAAGCATTACCACCTCATGAAAGAGATATGAGGTCTAAAGGAATACCAATGATAGGTAGTGGTCTGGTATTTCCGATATTAGAAGATAACCTGACCTGTGAACCATTTACTATACCCTCTCATTACCCTCGTATCGCAGGTCTCGATTTTGGCTATGACCACCCTACAGCAGTTGTTTGGGTGGCATGGGATAGGGATGAGGATATCGTGTATGTTTACGACACCTACAAGATGTCAAAACAAACACCTGACTATCATGCAGGGCACATAAACCAACGAGAAGGAAGCCATTACATACCAATAGCTTTTCCTCATGATGGATATCAACACGATAAAGGAAGTGGTGTAACACTAGCTGAACAATATCGTACAGCACATGTTAATATGATGCCTTTTCACTTTGAAAACCCACCAGCTTTGGGAGAAAAGAAAGGTGGTAATTCAGTAGAAGCAGGGATCATGGATATGTTATCTCGCATGGAACAGGGTAAATTTAAGGTATTTAACACCTGTTATGACTGGTTTGAGGAGTATAGGTTATATCATCGTAAAGATGGTAAGATAGTAAAGATTAAGGATGACATCATGTCTGCTACACGTTATGCAGTTATGAGTCTAAGACACAGTACAACAGAAACATCTAAGTGGAATAGTAAAGGTAGACTAGGACCAGATGTAGCGATAGTTTAGGAGACACTATGATTGGACCACTACTTAGAGCAGGAATGAGTGCTGCTAAAAGATTTAAGATGAAAAGAAATGCTAAGAAGTTTGAAAAAGACTTAAAGAAAAATGAGCATGTTGGTGGGTTTGTACCACAAAAACAAATAGACAAATTCAATCTTAAAAGAAAAGGTAAGAATCCAATAGATAGATTCTTAAAGAAATATACTGATTTCTAGGAGATATTATGACAGCAGCAGAAAGGTTCAAACAAAAAAGATTAGCAAAAAAAGCAAGTAATGAATCTTATTCTCCCCCTTCTGGCAGGTTAGGTCAGCATGTCAATAAAATGACAGAGAAAGAATATAAAAACCATCAAAGACAGGTAAATAAACATTACGATAAGTATTCAACAAAATCAGGAGTATTGGGATTTATAGGAAAACCAATATCTAACGTAGTAAACAAAACAAGAAGATTATTTGCTCCATCTGATAATGAAGTTCTTCAAAAAAGAATGGAAAAATCTGTTGGCAAAAGATATCTTAAAAACGCAAAATAATGGCTAACTTAATAGCATCACCTACTCAAATGGCTTATAAGCTACAAGAACTAGAAGAAAAGCTAGATAAACTACAAAAAGAATTAGACACACTAAAGGCAAAGAATGGCAAAAAAACCAAGAAAACTAACTGAAGATGAATTAGTCTCGCAACTAAACTCTGAGATACAAGGAGCTACAGGTTACGCAAACACCGAACTCTCCAATCAAAGAGAAGATGCGATGAAATATTATTTGGGTGAGCCATTTGGTAATGAGATTGATGGACGATCAGAAATCGTTACAACCGATGTAAGAGATACAGTTGAGTATATTATGCCATCTTTGATGCGTATTTTTACTACTCACAACAATGTAGCTGAATTCGAGCCACAAGGTCCAGAAGACGTTGAAATGGCAGAACAGGCTACCAACTACTGCAACTATGTATTTAACCGCCAAAATAATGGGTTTAAGGTCCTTTATGATGCCTTTAAAGACGCACTTATAAGCAAGACTGGAGTAATTAAACATTACTGGGAAGAAAGCACAGAGGTTACAACTGAAACGTATACGAACCTAACTGAGATTGAGTATCAATCCATTCTTGCTAGTGATGATATGGATATCCTAGAACACACAGAGACAGTTGTTCAAAAAGCAGTTACTGATGATTTCGGCACATTAGTTAGCCCAAAAGTCGTAGAACACGATGTCAAGGTTAAGAAAACCAATACTGATGGACAGGTAAGAGTAGTCGCTGTACCACCAGAAGAATTTTTAGTTTCACGTAGAGCAGCATCACTAGAAGATGCAGACTTTGTATGCCATAGAGTTAAAAGGTCTGTAAGTGAGCTAATACAACAAGGATACGATCCTAAAATCGTCAATGAGATACCAAGCTATGCCAATAGCGAAGCTGAGTTAAATGAAGAACGACTAGCACGATTTAGCTATGATGATGACTCAGTACCACCATCTGAGGGTGAAGGACCAAACAAAAAGGTTTGGATAGATGAATGTTATATGCGTATCGACTACGATAACGATGGTATAGCAGAACTCAGAAAGATTACCAAAGGTGGACAATACATCTTAGATAACGAAGAAATCGACATGATTCCTTTCTCAGCTATCTGTCCTATGCCTATACCACACAAGTTTTATGGCATGAGTATCGCTGATACTGTCAAAGATATCCAACTAATTAAGTCAACTATTATGCGTAACTTGTTAGATAACATGTATCTAACCAATAATGCACGATATGCTGTACTTGCAGGACAAGTAGAACTCGATGATTTATTAACATCAAGACCAGGTGGTATTGTTAGAATGAGAGCACCAGGTGCTGTTACAGCTTTACCTACACCACAAATTCAACCTTATGCGTTCCAAATGGTTCAATACCTAGATGGTATTAGAGAAGAAAGAAGTGGTGTATCTAAAATGACCCAAGGTCTCAATCCTGATGTATTAAATTCACATGTGACATCAGGTGCGATTTCAGCAGCAACAGAGTCTGCAATGCAAAGAGTTGAGCTTATTGCTCGTATTTTTGCAGAAACAGGTGTTAAAGATTTATTTAGAAACATATACGCACTCGTACAAAGATACGAAGATAGACAAAAAATGTTCTATCTCAATGGAAAATTTGTACCGATTGATGTATCAAGATGGAAAGAAAAACTTAATTGTACTATTAATGTAGGTATTGGTAGTGGTTCACAACAATCCAAAACAACAACCATGTCATCTATTATGCAGATACTTGGCACATTAGTACAAAATGGTGGTATGGGTAGTCTTGTTACACCTAAGAATTTATATAACGCAGTAAGTGAATATATAGCACAGGCAGGATATAAAAATACAGACCAGTTTATTTCTAATCCTGAAATGATGCCACCAAAAGCACCACCAGAACCATCACTAGATGAAAAGGTTGCTGCACAAAAAGCACAAGTAGAATTACAAAAATTACAATTACAAGCTCAAGAACTAGAAATAGATACGCAACTAAAAGCACAAGAACTTAAACTTAAACAAGAAGAAGCTGCGATTGATCTAGCAATTAAGCAACAAGAACTACAGTTGAAAAAATCTCAATTAGAACTTAATGAACAGGAACTAGCACTAGAAGCAGTACAAAATAGACCTGTAGGTATAGGACCAACATAATGGCTTATCCTAAGTTTAAACCTGATTACAAAGGAAAGAGCAGAGTTAAACTTATTTCTAAAAAGATTAAAATGCTGAAAAAAGAAGGAAAGCCACAGAAACAGGCAGTTGCTATGGCTCTTAACATGTACCCAAAACGTAAGAGGTTGCCACTAGCATGAAAGATAAGGATATCAATACAGAATTAGAATTGCTTAAAAAAGATGTGAATTTGATTAAAACAAATCATTTAGCACACATTGCATCAGATATAGATGATTTAAAAGACGATATGAAAGATGTTAAAATTGAGGTGTTTAGATTTAAATACGTAGCTTATGGAGCTATTGTTGTTTTTGTCTTAATGAGTGATAAATTTACAGAAATATTGAGGTTATTATAATGGCTTGTGGTAAAAAACATAAAAGTAAAAAACCTAAAAAGAAAGGATACTAATGGGAGCTAAAAGCAAACATTATTTTAAAACAGGTAAAGAACACAAAGGTGCAGTACATAAAATGCCTGGTGGTAAAATACATACAGGAAAGACTCATACTAAAACATCTAAACCTGTAGTACATTTTAAAGACTTATCTAAAAGAGCAAAAGGATTTATAAAGAAAAAAAGAATGCAAGGAAGAGGTGGAATTTATGGCTAAAAAAGGATTATATTACAACATTAACAAACGCAAGAAAGCAGGTACTAGTAGACCTAAATCTAAATCTACTATAAGTGCTAAAGCATATGCGAACATGAAAGCAGGATTTCCAAAATCAAAAAGCAAAAAAAAGAAGAAGGCATAGAACGTAGTAAATATTACAGCGATAGATATGACCATTATATATCTTTAGGACATCCTAATGGCTTATCTGCCAATTTAGCTCATGTTGATTTAGCAAAAGAATTTAAACAAAAGAATCCAACAATAGACAAACTTAAACAAATATGACAAGTGACGAATTACAAACACTATGTTTGAAACACCGACTTTCTGTCGAAGACGTATTCAGGAATACAGGGCATAAACCTAATGATATTCGTGGATGGTTATCAGGCAAAAAGAAGATTCCTTGGTATATTACCGAAGAATTTTTAACAAAAAAAAGCTAATACAGCGATCAACTACACCTGCGTAAGCAGATAGAATCCAGGAGAAAACAATGGACGACAAAAAAGAAGCTCAGATTAAAGCTGGGCAAGATGCAAAGTTATTGCTTGAGAATCCTCAAATGATAGCAGCATTTAATACTGTACTTAATGGTGGATACCAACAATGGATATCTACAGATATTAAAGATACAGAAGGTAGAGAAGCACTTTATCACAAACAAAGAGCCATCTTAGAAGTTAAAAATACTCTAGTACAAACATTAGAAAATGGTCAAATACTAGAAGAAGAACGCAAAGGAGGTAAGTGATGAGTGACGATAATATACCTATGAAGGAAAGTAACGTGGGAGGAATTCCTGTGACTGATGTTGAATCAGCACAGAAAGCACTTCTTGAATCTATGAGGGCTTCGAAAGAACAACCTGAAGAGATTGCAGAAGAAACAGAAACTGAGGATATGGTTTCTGAACAGGCAATGGATGTTGCCGAATCAGTTGAAAACGAAGTAGTTGATACACAAGAATTAACTACAGAGGACTTAGTCGATGATAATCAACAACAACAAGTTGGAGAACCTAAGTTATTTACTGTCAAAATTGATGGTAAAGATACTCAAGTCACCGAAGACGAGTTATTGTCAGGTTATAGTAGACAAGCTGATTACACTAGAAAAAGTCAAGTATTGGCAGAGCAACGCAAAAAGATGGAAGAAGAACTCGCAGCGACTCAACAAGAAAGACAGCATTATTTATCGCAACTTGAACAATTTAATACACAAGCCGATTCTAAATTAGAAGAGTTCAAATCGGTAGACTGGACTAAACTCAAGGAAGAAGATCCTATGGAATATGCTCTGAAAAGAGACCAATATAGGGAACTTCAGGAAAACAAAAGGTTAGTTGCTGAGGAACAGCAACAACTTGCACAAAAACAACAACAAGAAATGCAAAGTAAGTGGAATGAAGAACTTGCTAGACAGCAGGAAGTTATGGCTCAAAGACTACCTGAATGGAATGACCCTGAGAAAGGACCTAAACTTAAACAAGATATTAAGTCTTTTGCTCTTACAAAAGGGTTTACCGAACAAGAAGTTGATAGTCTAATTGATGCTAGATCAGTAGATGTACTTCATAAAGCTATGATGTATGAGAATCTTTTGGCAGCTAAGATTGCTAACAAGAAAGCTAAAGTTGTTCCTAAGATGCAAAAACCAGGTACACCAAGTACCAAGTCTGAAGTTAATAGCGAGAAAGTAAAGCAAACTCGAGCAAGACTAAAAAGAACAGGAAGAGTTGATGATGCAGCAGCAGTAATCAAATCTTTAATGTCATAGTCTTAATACTAACTTTTAACACAAAGGTGTAATAATGGCACAAGCGTCAAATACATTTGAAACTTATGATGCTGTGGGTAACAGAGAAGATTTACAGAACGTAATCTATAACATCTCTCCAACAGATACACCATTCATGTCTTCAATCGGTTCAGGTAATGCTGAATCTACAAAGCACGAATGGCAAACTGACTCACTAGCTTCAGCAGCTTCAAATGCTCAAATAGAAGGAGATGATTCTCCAAGTGCTGCGTTATCTGCAACTTCTCGTGTTTTCAACTATACACAGATTTCTTATAAACCTGTTATGGTCTCTGGAACACAAGAAGCAGTAAATCACGCAGGTAGAGATTCTGAACTAGCTTATCAAATAGCTAAAGCTGGTAAAGAACTTAAAAGAGACATGGAACTAGACCTTACAGGTAAAAACGCAGCTACAGCAGGTTCTGGAAATGGAGCTTCAGCTCGTAAATCTAGAGGTTTTGAGTCATGGACAGAAACCAACAACAGCTATGGTGCTACAGGTGGAAACTCTAGTGGTACTGTAACAGATGGTACACAAAGGGTTCTTACAGAAGCTATCTTAAAAGGTGAGTTAAAATCTTGCTTTGATAATGGTGGCGATCCTGACCTACTATTAGTTGGTTCATTCAACAAACAAAAAGTATCTGGATTTACAGGTAACTCAACTCGTATGGACATGGCAGAAGATAGAAGCTTAGTAGCTACTATTGATGTATATGTTTCTGACTTCGGTGAAGTAAGAGTTGTAGCTGACAGATTCCTACGTTCTTCAGGTAGAAGTGCGTTGGTTGTTGATACAGAAATGTTTGCGACTGGTTTCTTGAGACCTTTCCAAACACAAGAACTAGCAAAAACTGGTGATGCTGAAAAACGCTTACTACTCGCTGAGTGGACACTCGTTGCTAAAAATGAAGCATCTTCAGCTACTATTGCTGACTTGACAACTTCATAAAAAATATTTTTCATGTAACTTTCTCATCATGAAAGGGGCAGGTTTTTCTCATATTGTTTTCCTGCCCCACCCAAGATACTGATTAATAATGACCTTGAAGAACGTATCGCTTCGGAACGAGGGTTATTAACTAGGAGACTTTAATGAGAACATTAAATGATTATTTTGTAACAGCAGAGATAGAAGACGTATCTACTGCATCTAGTACATTCGTTGCTATCCCAGATGGTGGACGAGTAGTTAAAATTATATCTGCACTACAAGGTGCTATTAGTGGTGGTAATGCTGCAGTTTCTTTTGAAATTGGTGGCACAGCTATTACTAATGGTGGTATTACAGTTGCTCACTCAGGTTCAGCAGCAGGTGATGTAGATACATCAGTTCCTACAGCAGCTAACTCAGTTGAAGAAGACGGAACTATTGAAATGATAACAGATGGTGGTTCTACAGGAACAGCTAAATTATTAGTAACATTTGTAATTAGGAGATAAGAATGTCAAGAATGAGAGTAACAAACACTATCGTAAGAAGTGTAAATACTGGCTCACAACAATCTACAGCTACTAATGCAAATACTGAGTATGTCAGAATCGTATCTGATACAGATGGAGTTCATATAGCTTTTGGTGCATCACCAACAGCTTCAGCAAGTACAACTATACTTGGTGCTTATGACCCTGAAGTATTTAAGATTGATGGTGGCATGAAGGTCGCAGCAATTATTGCTAGTGGCACAGCTAATGTTTACATAGATGAGTTAAGTGAATGAAACGTAAGATAGGACAAAATCAGATATTTCATTATCATAATCCTACTGGCGAGTTCGCTATAGAACACATCGAAAACATACAACCCCTTATTGATTCTAATAAGAAATTACAGAACGAAGATCATCATAAAGCAGATGAGTTTAGACTCTCTGCTCGTATTCCTATGACTGTAGTTTATGAATGGAAAAGACTATTTGGGGTTGATTTATTTAATAAAGACCACAAAGAAGCAGTAAAAAAACTTATTAACAGTCCTGATTACAGGTATCTAAAGACAACCAATAGGCGAATATAATGGCAATAACGAATTACTCAGAACTTAAATCAGCTATCGCTGACTGGTTAGATAGAACAGATTTAACTGACCAAATACCTGATTTTATTACACTAGCAGAAGCTAGACATAAAAGAGATTTTAAACTTAGAAGAATGGAAACAAGGGTTACAGCAAATACTATAGCTGATACCGAGTATTATACATTGCCTGATAATTATGTTGCTATGCGTAATATACAACTAAATACTGACCCTAAAACACCTTTAGAATATTTAACACCTGAACAAATGGACAGAATTTATGCAGGAAGCAATAAAGGCAAACCTAAAGCATACAGTATCATTGGTAATGATATACAGCTAAGACCACTACCTGATAGTGTATACGAAATAGAAATATTATATTTTAAACACTTTGCCGCATTATCAGATTCAGCACCTACTAATGAAATGCTAACTAACCATCCTGATGCTTATCTTTATGGAGCATTGGTTGAAGCAGAACCTTATTTACAAAATGATAAAAGATTACAAACATGGTCTAGTCTTTATGATAGAGCAAAACAAGATATAATAAGTTCTAATGAAAGAGATAGACACTCAGGTGTAGCACCAACAACAAGAATTGATTACGGATTATATTAATGACAGTTTGGGCAGAACAATCCACAACTAGCACAAATTGGGATTTAGCAGGTACATTTTTATTTAAAACAGAAGATGATTTGTTTTTTTTAGCAACAGAAGATAACAATACTTTGCAGCAAGAAAACATACCAGTAATAACAGTTGATGATTGGACAGTACAATCAACAACAGCAACCACATGGACATAAATGGCAAATAAGAAATTTTCAGAATTAACAGAAGTTACCACCCCTAATAGTGCATCTATATTTGCTACAGCTTATGATGGGGATAACTTTAAAGTTACATTAACAAACATTGCTGCAAACATGCCATCTATTACTACAACTGGCACAGTTACAGGTACAACGTTTATAGGTAATGTAACAGGTAATGTTACAGGATCAGTTACAGGTAACGCAGATACAGCTACAGCTTTAGCTACAGGTCGTTCAATAGGTATGACAGGTGATGTTACTTGGACTTCAGCATCTTTTGATGGCACAGGTAATGTAACAGGTACAGCAGCAATAGGTAGTGGTGTTATTATCAATGCCGATGTCAATGCAAGTGCAGCAATAGATGCAAGTAAAATACATGATGGCACAGTTTCTAATACAGAATTTGGATATTTAAATGGTGTTTCTTCTGCAATACAAACGCAGATAGACACAAAGATTACAGCATCTTCTTCAGACACACTAACTAATAAGACATTTGATGCTAATGGAACAGGCAATAGTCTTTCTAATGTTGAGGTAGCAGATTTAGCATCAGGTGTTCTTGATACAGATATATCAAGTGTTTCTGCATCTGATGATACACTAGCATCAGCAAAAGCAATTAAGACTTATGTTGATTCACAAGTTACAGCACAAGACTTAGACTTCCAGGCAGATACAGGTGGTGCATTATCTATTGATCTAGATTCTGAAACACTAACCTTTACTGGTGGTACAGGTATAGATACAAGTGGTTTAGGTAATGCAGTTACTTTTGCGATTGATTCAACTGTTGCAACTTTATCAGGCACACAAACACTAACCAACAAATCAGGTAACATTAGTCAATGGACAAATGATTCAGCTTATTTAACTGGAAACCAAACCATAACATTAAGTGGGGATGCTAGTGGTAGTGGCACAACAGCTATTACAGTTACAGTTGCAGATGATTCTCACAACCATATCATATCTAATGTCGATGGATTACAAACAGCATTAGATGCAAAGTTAGCTAATGTTGTAGAAGATACAACTCCTCAACTTGGTGGTAATTTAGACTTAAACTCTAGTAATATTACTGGCACAGGTAATATTGATACAACAGGTACTTTATCTTTAACTAATACAACAACAGGTGATAGTCTCGCAATAACAACGACAGAAGATTCTAGTATAGCAGCTCCTGTTATTTCTCTAAAAAGAAATAGTGCGTCTCCTGCTGATGGTGATTATCTTGGTCAAATTAAATTTAAAGGCGAAAATGATGCAGACCAAGAAGTTGTTTATGCAAAAATTACAGGTAAGACTTCAGATGTTACAGATACTACAGAAGACGGTCTAATAGAGTTTGCATTAAAAAAAGCAGGTTCTAATAACATCGGTGCAAGACTTACAAGTACAGATTTTAAATTAATAAATGGAACAGGTCTTGAAGTAGGTGGTTATTCTTTTCCTACAAGCGATGGAAGTGCTAATCAGTTTTTAAAAACAAATGGAGCAGGAACATTAAGTTTTACTTCGATAACTCAAGCAACTGGTAATGAACTAGAACATGTTGTAGAAGACACCACACCTCAGTTAGGTGGTGATTTAGACACACAAACAAACACAATAGATTTATCAGCAAACACAGCTTCACTAAAACTAAACAAAGGAACAACAGCACAACGAGATGGTTCACCTAGTTCAGGTATGTTTAGGTTTAACACAACAACAACATCATTTGAGGGCTACGATGGTAGTGCTTGGGGTGATATCGGTGGTGGTGGAGGAGCATCAGCAGGTGGTGCTATCTATGAAAACGCAGATGATATAACATCTGACTATACAATAACATCAGGTAAGAATGGATTTTCAGTTGGACCAATGACAATAGCAAGTGGTGTAACAGTAACAGTTCCTAGTGGACAAAGGTGGGTAATACTATGACATGTAAGGTTAATGCCGATACAACTAATGGATTAAAATTAGAATCAGATACAAGTGGTGCTATAGATTTTCAATCTAATGGTGTTACTAAAATGTCGATGGATTCGAGTGGAAACATTACTCCTACTGGAATTTATCTTGGTGGCACAGGGTCAGCAAATTTATTAACTGATTACGAGGAGGGTACATTTACACCTACTTTAATTGAAAGGTCAGGAGCAACACAAAATACAATTACAGATGCTACATTTAATAACACCTTTCATGGTGGCTCATATACTAAAATTGGAAATATAGTAAATGTTAGAGGTGCTTTTAGGTTAACTAGTTTAGGCAGCTTTACAAGTGGTTACGAATTCAGAATGGGTGGCTTACCATTTTCTACTCCTAGTTTAGCAGCACCTTATGGTGAACAGAGAGCAGTAGCTTCTATTTGTGCATTTGCAGGGATAGATTCAATAGCATCTGATGCTTATCTAATGGTTACTATATCTTCAGGTCAAGATTACTTGTCATTTTTTTCTTACGATAATAGTGCAGGTTCTTCTTCGGCAGTAGATGGTGTTACTAATATCAAAAGCGATTGTTATTTTAATTTTTCATGTACTTACACAACAGAGGAGTAGAGGTTATAAATGGAAACAACTCAAACAATAATAGATGATATAAGTGTAAAAGGTATTTACAAAGCAGTTCATGTAAAAAAAATTATTATAAAACTGGTTGATAATGTTGAACAATCAAGAACAAGCTTTAGATATGTTTTAATGCCAAACAGAGACATATCATCTGAAGATTTACAAATACAACAAGTTTGTAATGAAAATTGGACACAAGAAATAAAAGATTCTTATTCTAACTTTTTAGCCAACGATGACATATAAGGAGAATAATTAATGGCACTCACTTTACATGGTACAGTATCAGATAACACAGTAGCTTTAGATAGAAAGACTGCTACTCCATTGATTATAAATGGTGATATGGCTATAGACCAAAGAAATAGTGGCTCTAGTGTAAGTGTTTCTTCTTATGGATATGTTTTAGACCGATTTGGATTCAACTGCTCTGGTGGTGGTGTATTTACAGCTCAACGAAATACAACTGTTCCAACAGGACAAGGGTTTACATATAGCCAAAAACTTACTGTAACTACAGCAGATTCTTCTATTGCATCAGCAGATATTTATAGTTTGTTTCATAAGGTTGAAGCTAACAATACAAGTTTTTTACAATTTGGAACATCAAGTGCAAAAACTATTACATTATCATTTTGGGTTCGTTCTTCTGTAACAGGAACATTTGGAGTTGGGTTTAACAATAATGCATTTAATCGTTCTTATGTTGCTACATATTCTATTAGTTCAGCAGACACTTGGGAAAAGAAAACTATTACAGTAGCAGGAGACACATCAGGAACATGGACAACAGATAATACCATTGGAATCAATATTTCATTTGACTTAGGTAGTGGCTCAAATTATGAAACATCAGCAAATGCTTGGTCAGCAGGAAATTTTACTAGAACAAGTGGTTCTGCTCAATGGATTGCGACAAATAGTGCTACATTTTATATAACAGGTGTTCAACTAGAAGTAGGAACATTTGATGCTAACAGCATACCTGACTTTCAGTTTGAAGATAGAGGTACAAGTCTAAGAAGATGTCAAAGGTATTATTATGTTCATGCAGAGGGATTAAATAAAACTATAGGTGCAGGAGCAAACTTTAGTTCTAGTTTATTGACTTGCTCTGTTCATTTTCCAACTACAATGAGGTCAGCTCCATCTTTAGACCAAGATACAGGCACATCATATTTTAGATTTAGCCGAAGCAACAATCACGATTTGTTTAGTTCATTTACACAACTACAAAGACCAAGTGTTAATGGAGTACAATTAGATAACAATTCGGAAATATCAGGAACACAAGGAGATGGTGGTTCGGTATATACATATAATGCAAGTGCTAAAATAGCATTTGATTCGGAGTTATAATGGAAGTTACATCAGCACAATATCAAGCATTTGAGGGAGATAATATCTGCATAACAGCAGTTATAAATGGCAAAACATATCTCGTTCCACTAGACACAGCAAACACACACTACCAAGCAATTCAAGAATGGGTTGCCGAGGGTAACACAATAGAGGAAGCAGATTAATGGCAAGTATAAAACTAACTGGTGATACTTCAGGTGAAATAACAATATCAGCACCTGCTGTAGCAGGTACAAATACTCTTACTTTACCTGCAAATTCAGGAGAGATAACTGTAGGTGGAAATAATACTCCATATTTTGTTGCAAGAATTGGCACAACTCATAGTGCAACCGATGCTGCTTATACTAAAGCACAATTTGACACAATAATGTCTGAATCTACTAGTTCAGGATTTGACAATACAAATTATAAATTTGTAGTACCATCAGGTCAAGATGGTATTTATCAAATAGAAGTGCATTTAAATATTCAATCAAGTGTAGCAACAACTATGCAAAATTGTTACATAAGACTTTATAAAAACGGTGTAGCTGGAACTCCATTAGTTGTTAATGATTTTTCAGGTAATTATCTTATGAAATTTTCTCCTAGTTTTTCAAGAATAATTGACTTAACTGCAGGTGATGAACTTGAAATTTATGGATTTTCTAATATAACATCAGGTACATTACAATTTACTAATCAATCAATGTGGTCAATGTTTAAACTTATTACATAGGAGATATCATGTCGTTAGCACAAAAAATATTGGAACTCAGACCAAACCTAACTAAAGATGATTTTAATATAGATGGAACAATTATATTAAGAGATGATGGTAATGGTGCATACATTGAATCATGGAATCACCCAACTGAAACACAACCAACAGCAGAGGAACTAGAATAATGGGATTAGAAACAGGAACATATATAGACAGTCTTAATACCTCAAATCCAGGGGCAACTGATTCTGTTGCTCAAGGTGATGACCACATAAGATTACTCAAATCAACAATAAAAAATACATTCCCTAACATAACAGGGGCAATGACAGCAACACATACAGAATTAAATTTACTTGATGGTTGTACTGCCAACACTACAGAACTTAACTATGTAGATGTAGCAACACTTGGTACAGCAGAAGCATCAAAAGCACTAACTGTTGATGCAAGTAAAGATGTAACAGGTATTAGAAATATTACTGCTACAGGTGCATTGTCAGTTGGATCAGGAACATTAGGTGGCAACACAATAGCTACACTAGCAAACATATATCCTGTTGGTTCTATTTACATGAACGCAAGTGATAGCACTAATCCTGCAACTTTATTAGGTTTTGGTACATGGGTAGCATTTGGTGCAGGTCGTGTTCCAGTAGGTATAGATGCATCACAAACAGAATTTGATACAGCAGAAGAAACAGGTGGTGCTAAAACACATACACTAACAACTTCTGAAATTCCATCTCATAATCACAACCAACCTGCAGGTATTCTTCCTGCACCTAACGCAAACGATGTGGATGTCACAGGTGGTAATGGAAGAACTTTAGGAGATAATGTGTCGACAGGCAATACTGGTGGTGGTAATGCCCACAATAACTTACAACCATATATCGTAGTATATATGTGGAAACGTACAGTCTAATGGCAACATTTGTAGCACCTGCCCCAAAGGGCATGATAAAGGATACAAACAATACTGTACTCCCACCTGAGTTTTATTCACATGCAAGTAATATAAGATTTACTGATAATGCAGGAAAGAAAATTAAAGGACATGATGCAGTATTTGGCACACCTACAGTAGCTCCATACTTTGTACTTAACTGGTCTACTGGAACAGCATCATATTGGTTTTATCCAGGCACAGCAAAGATTTATAGAACTGATGGTACTACTCATACAGACGTTACAAGGACTTCAGGTGGCGATTATGGCACGAATTTAGTTACAGTAGGTAATTGGACAGGAACTGTATATAATGGTCTTCCCGTCTTTTGTAATGGTGTTGATAAGCCACAAGCATTACCTAACGTAGGTGCTACTAACTTTGTAGATTTACCTAATTGGGATGCAGCAGATATATGCAAAACTATTAAATCATTTGGTAATTATTTGATGGCATTAGGAATAACAACATCTAGTACAGAATTTCCTAACAAAGTTAAATGGGGTGATGCAGCAGAAAACTTTAGTTATCCATCATCATGGACATCTTCTTCTACTAATGATGCAGGGGAAGTTACCATAGGTGATGAGTCAGACTTTATTGTTGATGGTCTAGCACTTAAACAATCATTTATAATATACAAAGAAAACTCTACATGGTTAGCTAACTATATCGGTGGTAATTTAGTATTTAGTTTTCAAAAGTTATTTAACGATACAGGTGTATTAAGTAGAAATTGTGTAGCTGAGTTTGATGGTAGACATTTTGTAGTTACTCAAGGTGATTTAGTAGTACATGATGGGGTAAGGAAAAATTCGGTAGCTACTGACTTAGTTAAAAAAGAATTATTTGATAACATAAATGATGCATATTATAATCTCACTTTCGTTGCACATAACGTACAACAAACAGAAATGTGGGTATGCTATCCTACTGTAGGGTCGCAATATTGTAACAAAGCATTAATTTATAACTATGTTAATAACTCATTTACTTTTCGTGATTTGCCTGACATTTATCACATTGGTAATGGAATTGTAGACCCTGGTGCTACGTCCATAACTTGGAATACACAGACAGATACATGGACAGATTATAGTGGGGTATGGGGAGAAAGAACCTATAATCCTACAGAAAGAAGTATATTGATGGCAGGTGTTGCAGATACTAAATTGTATCGTGGTGATTTTGGCAGACAGTTTGATGGTGAAAACTACATATCTACATTAGAAAGAAAAGGATTAACCTTAGATGGTAATACCAATACTGTTAAACAAGTAAGAAAACTAACACCTAAAGTAGGTGGTTCAGGGCAAGTCGTTATATCAGTTGGAAGTTCTATGTCGCCTAATGGTACATATACTTATACAGCAGGACAAAACTTTGACCCAACACAAAACAACAAAGTAGATTGCAGATCAACAGGTAAATACATCGCAGTAAGATTTCAACACACAGACAACAGTCCATTTGAACTTAATGGTTACGATTTAGAGTATGAAGTTATAGGGGAAAGATAATGGCACAAGCTCCTAAGTATGTACCTAATCCTGTACCTGCTAACTCAGAAGATTTACCTAGATATATATTTGAAGAACTGACTAAGCTACAAGGAGCATTACAAGAAAATCCTATAGCATTTATAGAAGAAAAGAATGTTGCACCTAGCAGAGTAAAGCAAGGTGATATAGCTTATGCTGATGGCACTAACTGGAATCCAGGACAAGGTGAAAACTTATATTACTATGATGGTACTGTATGGAGAGCATTTGCAGGTGGTAGTGGTGCAGGTGATTTTGGTTTCTTTTATGATACAACTGACCAAACACCAACATTAGTAAATACAGCTTATGCAATAACATTTGACAGTTCAGGTGATAAACAAGGTATAAGCATTGATGGTACAGATGCAAGTAAACTTAACTTTACTCACACAGGTAAATACTATGTTAGTTTTCATGCGACCTTATCGTCTAATAGTGCTAGTACAAAAACTATATATTTCTTTCCAAAGATAAATGGAGTAACTAGTGCTCAATCTACAGCTATTTCTACACTACATGAGAATGGGGAGAAGAAAATTGTATCTAGGAATGGAATATTTAGCATAACAGCAGGACAATACTTGCAAGCATTTTGGGCATCAGATAATACAGATGTAGAACTACAACATAATGATGCTACAGCATTTGCCCCTGCAACCCCATCTGTTACACTTAGTGTTGTACAAGTAAGTCAATAGGAGAAAGCAATGATATATGTATCAGGTATACCTGCAGAGTATATTGATGACGTGTGGGAAGATTGTAAACAATATGTAGAAATGGGTAATAACAAATCCCAAGAAGAAATGGACGTACATGATATCTACTTCTTCTTAAAAGAAAAAGAAATGCAACTATGGGTTATCTTTGACAAAGACAATGGCAAAGAAATAAAAGCAGTTATAACAACACAGATTCTAAACTATCCACAAAAAAAGGTGTGTCGTATCGTTACATTAGGTGGCAAACAAATGGACACATGGGTAGCAGAAACACTAGAAATACTGGAAGAATGGTCACAAGAACAAGAGTGTGATGCTATGGAAACAGTATGTCGCAAAGGATTTATTAAAAAATTAAAAGATTTCGGATATGAACAAACATATACCATACTCGGAAAAGAACTTACAACCATACACTAGGAGATTTATATGAGTAAAGGTGGCGGAGGTACAACCCAAACTGTACAAAAAGCCGATCCATGGGCAGGGCAACAACCCTACCTAACTGATGTTTACAGACAGGCACAACAACAATACCAACAAGGACCATTACAATTTTATCCAGGCAGAACTTATGCTGAAGCTAGTCCTACAGTTTATCAAGCAGAAGAACTACAAAGACAAGCAGCATTAGCTCAAGCAGGATTAGGATTAGGTTCTATTGTTCCAGGATTTCAACAAGCATTAATGAGTCCTGCACAAAGATTTCAAGACCCAATGTTGCAACAGTCTTTACAGGCACAACTTAGACCTATAGAAGAAACTGGCTCAAGGTTATTACAACAAGCTAGAAGACAAGCAACAGGCAAAGGACAGCTAGGTGGCACAAGACAAGCAATACTAGAATCAGAAGTAATAAAAGATATTGCTCAGAAACAAGCAGATGTTGCATCAAAAATGTATGGCGATGTGTATGGTGACGTTCTTAGAACACAAGCTGCAACATTAGGTCTTTCTGGCGATATAATGAGAACATTTGCTTTACCTGCACAAACACTATCTCAAGTAGGTGCAGCAGAAACAGCAAGAGAACAACAAGCTATAAATGAAGCACGTGCTAGATTTGAGTTTGGGCAAAAAGCACCTGCAGAAGCATTACAAAGATATGCAGGATTAACAACAGGAAATATCTTGCCAGGAACAACAACTGCTACAGAATATGGTGGTGGAACAAGCCCAGTTACAGGAGCATTAGGTGGAGCAGGGCTAGGGTATTTAGCATCTGGTCTTACAAGTTACGCACCTGCAGCAGGTTCTATTTTTGCATCAGGAGGAGCTTTAAGTGCAATTAATCCATGGATAGCAGGTGGTGCAATATTAGGAGGACTGTTGTCATGAATTTTTCAGATTATATGCCAAATACTATTATGAATATGTTTGGTCCAAATACAGGTGTTAATGTAGATGATATGTCGATGGCACAAAAAAGAAGTCTATATGGTAGTATGTTTGATCCTATGGAAGCAGGTCGTGAAAGACTAAGAGCCATGACAGCACCTGAAGTAATACCAGGAGCAGGGGTAGATCCAATGTCTGTGTTATCTTATTTAGGAGGTATGCAACAATTAGGTCTTCTTAATACTGAACCAGTTAGAGGACCACAAATATCACAAATGCCACAAGCTACACCAGGATATCAATATACCCCTGTAGATTTATATAAAGGTGGTTTACTTGGAGGATTAGTATAATGGTTTTTGCACTTCCCCCATTATTAGGATTATTAGCAACGCAAGGAGCTAGAGTAGCTGTTACTAAAGCAATACAAAACACAGCTTTAACAGGAGCTAGAGCATCAAAACAATTAGCAAGTAAAATAAAAAAAAATTATGATACACAAAAGTCTAAAGGAATAATTCCAAGTAAATCAAAACTGTTAGAAAACCTTTCTACTAAAGAAAAAAATATAATTAAAAGATCAGGTTTACTTGACCCTTATCCAGCTGGAGCAGGTAAATACGCTTTAACAGGTGGTGGAGTAACTAAAATACCCACAAGAACATCTGACATGTTTCCTATTCCTACAAGAGCAACATCTCCAATAAGTGAAATTGCAGGAGCAGCAGCAAGAAGACAAGCAGTAGAAGCAGAAAGACAAGCAGGAAGAGCAGCTTTTAATAGAGGAAGAGGTATGGATATGTTAAACAAACCTATAGTTCAAACAGCTGACCCTGGTCGTGGATTAAGTAAAAAAGAATTTGCTGCTGGAGCAGGTTTATTAAGTCTTCCAATGTTTTTTGGAGGATCAGAAGAAACTTTAACATCGCCAGTTACTGGAGCACCATTAGTACCAACACAAACAACTCAAGATAGAATAAATGTGTCAGGCAAAAAAGATGACTCAGAAGACTTAAGACTTGAACAAATACTTTTCCCAGGAATAAGTGGAAAACCAACAAATAAAGAACTTATAAATACAGCAATATTAAACGCAAGTCTTTCTCTTTTAGGTGGAAGAAAAAGAGGAGAAACAACAGCACAGTCTGTATTGAGGTCAATAAAAGAAGGAGCTCAAGCAATTCCAAAAACAGGTGGTAAATATGAAACTGCAAAAGATGCATTACAAGCAGGAAAAGACGCAGGTTTTACCGAAGTAAGAGTAACACCAAAGGATGGTGGATATACTTATCAAGGAATATATGAAGATTTTTATGATACTACTGGTAAACTTAAAAAAACACTAGGATTAGGGAGTCAAGAATCAGATGTAATTGAGAATAGATTTTTACAAATATTTCAACAATACAAACAAGATAATGAAGGTGCTTCAGACGAAAGTTTAAAAAATGTTATGAAAGATGATTTAAGGGAACAAAATCTTTCTGAATCAGAACTAAATCGTTACTTTTCAATAATAGACTCAATATAAGGAAAATAAATGTCAGAAATACTAAGACCAAAAAATATTGATTATGGTTTTATTAAACCAGAACCAAAAATTAATAAACCTAAAGATATTGATTATGGATTTTTAGAAAATCAAAACGTAACTGAAAAACAAGAAGCAGGGGCAGGAACTTATGCTGCAGCTTTAGGAACAGAAATTGCAATAGCAGAGTCAGTAAAAATGGCAGCTACTGCTGTAGGTGGTCCATTAGGTTATGTAATAGGTGGATTAGCAGGAGGAGCATTTGGTTCATTAGCTGCACAAAAAATTACAAACCCAAACGATATTTCTTATGGAAGACTTTTAGCTGATTCATTTATTAATTTAATTCCTGGATCAAAAATAACTAAAGGAGCAAAGACAGTAAAAGATGTTGTTGCAAGAACTGCAGGTACTGGTGCTGCTATTGGAGCAGGTGGCGTTACTATAGAAAAAGCAGTAGATGAAGAAAGATTACCGACCTTAGATGAGTTGCAAACTGCAGGATTAACTGGAGGAGTTTTAGGTGGTGGTCTTGGATATACTGGAGCAAAATTTAACAAAGTTTATACTAAAATTGGTGGACTTACTGTTAAACAAATAGATGAAGTTTTAGACCCAAATACACCTAAAGACAAAATACAAAGTGTATTACAAGATGTTAAGCCAGAAGAAATAAAAGATTTAGTAGGAAAATTAATTAATTTAAGGAAAAACTATGCAACTGAATGGCAAAAGAAAAACGTAGATGATGCTATACAGACATTAAAAATAAATTATGTAGACGATAAATTACTCGCTTTACAATTACAACAGGAATCAGCAGGAAAACAATTTATAAACAAAAAAGGTTTATTTAAAGCATCAAGTGACGAGGTTGATTATTATCAAGAGTCTCTTTTAAGAGAAGCACTAACATCTAGGCAATTAGAAGGATATACAAACTTTTATAAAGAAACCAACGATATTGCTATAGACATAGGGGGAAAAATAAATAAATCGTCTGAAGATATCAACAGGGATGTAAAAGAATATTTAAGAGCAAAACATGCAATCAAATATAACAAAGAAAACGCATATTCTTTTGGAAAGTCACAAAACATATATAAAGAAGTAAAAGAAGAATTTATTGATCCCAAAACAGGAAAAGTAAAAACTAAAAAAGTAAAACAATATATTCCACAAGATGGAGCTGCAGGGATTTCTACAAAAGATGCACAGAGGTTTATAAATGATTTTGAAAAAGCAGATTTACATAATACATATAAACCATTGATACAAAGAAGAAAGCATTTATCAGATGAAATTTTAAATACAGCTAGGAAAGGTGGATTTGTTGATGAAATAACATTTAAAAAATTAAGGGAAAAATATCCAGATTATGTTCCTTTAAACAGAATACTTCCAGATGATCTTAATGATTATAACACAAGCGTATTTATGGGAGAGGTTTCTCAAACAGGAATAAGAGAAGCAAAAGGAAGCAAAGCAGAATTACAAGACTTAGATCAAAACTTGATGGACAACTTAGCTACTATGGTAATCAAAGCTAATACTAATATAGCTAACCAAAAGTTTTTAAAAATGGTAGAGAGTCCAGAAAACGAAGGGGTTGGACAAGCTATACTAAAAACAACTAAAGATGGAAGTTATAGGTTTGATGGCATAAGTCCTGTAGATTCTAAAGACACAGCATTATCTATTTTTGAAGATGGAAAGAAATATGTATTAAAGTTTAAAGACCCAGAACTAGCTTATGCATTTAAAGGATATCCAAGAAACGAAATGTCTCAACCAGTAAAGTTGGCTTATACAGTTTTTAGGTGGTATAACTCTTTAAGAGGTCAGTTACTAACAAGATACAATATTATAGAGTTTCCTTTTGTAAACAAAATAAGAGATATGCAAGAAACATTTATTAATAATTTAACTAGGGTTGGTCTTAAAAAATCTTTTGAAGGGGTTAGCCCAGCACAAATAAAAAAATCATCTATGAATGTTATTGCAAGAAAAAACCTTAACTTAAAACCAAGAAACGCAGAAGAAGAAAAACTATATAATTTACATGAAGAGTTTAAAAAGTCAGGTGGATCGACAGGTGGACTAGGTCTTTATTCAAGAGATGATATAAGAAGAGAAGTTGAAGACATAGCTAAAGATCAATACAAAGGTAATTTCAAAAGATATGCACAAAAGTTTAATAGATTTATAGATAAATAT